ATGACGAAACGCGCTGTGATTCTGGTATCGGGCGGCATGGATTCGGCGGTGGCGCTGGCGATGGCGCGCGCGCAGGGTTTCGAGTGCTATGCGCTCTCCGTGGCCTACGGCCAGCGGCATCTGTCGGAACTGACCGCGTCCGACCGCGTCTGCGCGATGCTCGGCGTCACGGCGCACAAGACCGTGACGGTCGACCTGCGCAGCATCGGCGGATCGGCGCTGACGGCCGATATCGACGTACCGGAAGAGGGCGGTGCGGGCATCCCGATCACCTACGTGCCGGCGCGCAACACGATCATGCTGTCGATCGCGCTCGGCTGGGCCGAGGTGCTCGGCGCCAACGACATCTGGTGCGGCGTCAACGCGGTCGATTATTCGGGCTATCCCGACTGCCGCCCGGCGTTCATCGAAAGCTTCGAGCAGCTAGCGAACGTGGCGACCAAGGCCGGCGTCGAGGGCGCGCATATCCGCGTGCACGCGCCGCTCATGCGCATGAGCAAGGCCGACATCGCGCGCGAAGGCGTGCGGCTCGGCGTCGATTTCGGCGCGACGGTGTCGTGCTACCAGGCCGACGACGACGGCCGTGCCTGCGCGCACTGCGACGCATGCCGGCTGCGTGCCGAAGGCTTTCGCGACGCGGGCATCGCCGATCCGACGCGCTATCGCTAGCGATCCGGTGTCATGCGGCTTGTGCGACGCAGCCGCAGGCCCTAGAATTCGCGTCCCTCGCGCGCAAGCCGTTCCGGCGAACGCCGCAGACCTTTTGGGCCGTTAGCTCAGTTGGTAGAGCAGCGGACTTTTAATCCGTTGGTCGATGGTTCGAGTCCATCACGGCCCACCACTATAATCAATGGGTTGCGCAGCTTTGCGCTGTGGATAAGCAACCTTCCCGTAAAATCGTCCGTAAAATTAGGACTCGCCGGCTGGATCGACGGTCGGTATCTCGTGGTCGTAGATGTCAAGCATCGAGGCGCTTTTGTGCCCGCTCGCCTGCTGCTTGTCGGCGCGATTGCCGGGCGTGTCTGTGATCCCACGGTGCTTGAACGCGTGCGGCGCGAACCGCTGCTCGGGCGTGATGATGCCCGCGCTGATGGCCGCGAGAATCATCCGTTGCCATGCGCTCTCGAAGCTGGACTGCGCCAGCGGGCTGCCGCTCTCGGTCACGAGGACGCCGCGCTTCTCGGGGTCGATCGGAACGGGCGCCGATGCCGGCACAACGCGAGCTCGATAGGCGAGCGCAGCATCCCAAGCGGCGCGTAGTCGTGGCGTCCACCTGACGACGTTCCCCCTCGAGCCCTTCGCGCGCTCGACCGCAAGTCCCGTCGACGTTTCACACGCATCGGTGAGCGAAAACAGCTCTACGCCGCGAAGCCGGCAAAGGTACGCCAATTCGCAGGCGAACCAGAGGTAGGGCGAGACGGAACCTTTGGTGTGCGCCTTGAGGCAGCCCCGGACGCGTGCAAAGGCGATGACGCGCTCCATTGTCTCGACGGTCGGCACGGCTCGCTGCCGCCGCTCCTTTGCCTGCTCGACGCCCCTTGCGGGGTTTGCCGCGCAGTGACCCCGACGAATGCCCCAACTGAACACCAGACGCAGATAGCGATGGATGTGATTCGCCTTCGTCGGGTGTGACTCTGCAATGTTGTCAATGATGCGTTGTATACTTGCGGTGGTCAGGCGTCGATGTGCCAGTCCGCCAAGTGGCCCTATGCGCGTCTGGTAGGCCAGTACGACTTTGCGGTAGCCCTTTCGGTCGCGCTGGGTGCGCGGTGATTGCGCTTTGAACTTTTGGCTGCCGTGGTACTGATCTAGCAGCCACGCCAAGCTCTCGCGGTCGACGCCGGCCCGATCCTCTATCAGTGCGTGTAGCTCAGATACTCGAGCTGATGCGCTCGCAATCTTACGGCGCAGGCGCTTTCCGTCCGGCCCCGTTTCAAATGCATACCAGTGGCCGGAGCCGCTTCGGTCCCAGTAGACGCCGCGCGGCAGCGCATTCTGATCGATGTGGGCCGGTATGGTGGGGTCGTGCTGGCGCTTGCGGCCTCGGGTCATCCCATGTCGTCCGGGTTGTACGCATCGTTGCTCGCGGTGGCTCGGAGGCCGCCCGCGGCGTTCATGAGTTCGACCGTGGTCCACGGGCCGTCCTTGCCCTCGAACACGTGGATGCCTTGCGAACGCAGGCAGCGCGCAGCATCACCCGCGCGCGCGTACCCGGTGATGGCGAGCAGGTCGGCGGTTTCGAGGATCGAGCCGCGCATAGTCATTTCCTCGGCGCAGGTGTGCCTGCGGCCGGAGAGCTGTCGCCCGGCGCGGCAGTTTGGTTTCGCTTGACGATTTGCCGCACGCGCTCGCGAGTGAGGCCGAAGTCTTTCGCGATCGACACGAGGGTTTCGCCCTCGGCGTGGCGGCGCAGGATGATGCGCTCGCGATTCCAATCGCGGGTCATGCCAGCCTCGCGCACAGGTAATTGCGGCGCGCCGCCTGAACTCGCGCGTCGAGCAGCGCAGCAGCCGCGCCGATCACGTCGCGCAAAGCCTCGAACGCGGCGACGAACTCGTGCGCGAGCTGTTGCGCGGCAGTTTCGATGGTTCTGAGCATGAAGCTCTCCGAATCTGAATGACGCGCCCTTCGGCGCGGTAGTCGAATCGCAGCCGTCGCTCTGCGACCTGGGCGAGCCACGGGAAGCGGCGGTGGAAGTCGGCCTGCAAACGCCGAGCACGGGCGTGCAGGAAATGGCCGCGATAGCTGCCCCATATCGAGGCAACGCGACGATATGCGGCCGGTGTGGCGCGAATCGCGGCGATGCCGACGTGGGCCTGTTGCCACGAGCGCAGCGCAGCGCGGGCGTGGCGCACGACCCGATCGCGCACGAGAGTGCCGCGCGGGCGCACGACGTAGCCTAGAAAGTCGATGCCAGCCGTCAGCGGCCGAAGCTTGATGTCCGGCTTGAGCGACAGGCGCAGCCGGCTTGCAAGGAATCTCTCGATCTCGCGGCGCCAGAGGTCGAGCTGGTCGCGGCTCTCGTGGACGAGTACGAAGTCGTCGACATAGCGAACGTACCTGCGGGCCTTAAGCACGTGCTTAACGAACGCATCCAGTTCGTGAAGGTATACATTCGCAAAAAACTGACTGGAAAGATTACCGATCGGAAGCCCGCAGCCTTTCGGGGCATGGTCGAGCCGCTTGTGCAGCGGCACGAGCGCACGTTCGCTGGGTGTCGCGCGCGTGACGACGCCGTAGTCCGTCGGCGACCTGCTAAGCAGCGCGTGCGTGGCGCGCTGCGCGGGCAGCGGCAGGGCGCGCGCGACCATGCGCCGCTTCAATAGCGCGTAGAGCGTGCCGCGATGTATCGAATTGAAAAAGTTATGAATGTCAAGTTGCAGAAAGTGACCGCCACCCTGTCCGCTGTGGACCTGCCGCACGAACGATTCGAGTCGGCGGACGGCCGCGTGCGTGCCCTTACCCGGCCTATTCGCATAGCTGTCGTGCACGAACATGCGCTCATAGAGGCGTTCGAGTTGTGGCACCAGCCAGTGATGTGCGACCCGATCCCGAAACGATGGCGCATGAATCTCGCGCGCCTTGGGGCGAGTGGCGACGAAACACGTGGTTGTCGATGGCCGCCACGTGCCCGCGTTGAGTTGTTCGTGCAGCACCGCGAGTTCGTCGATCGCGCGCGTCTCAAAACGCAACTGGTCGACGCTCGGTCGCTTGCCGCGACGAGCGTCCGACCATGCCGCGTAGAGCGAGCGCAGGCTGACCGTGCCGTCGCGCTCGTATGCACCCTGATACTCACCGGCGACGGGCGACGCGACCGAGCGCACGGCACGCACGCAGGCGTGATTGTGCCGGTTGTTCCAGTTCACGTTGCCGTTGTTGAAGTTGACGATCCACGCGTAGTCGTCGGGGTTGCCCGCATAGGCCGACGACGACGCTTCCCCGCGCTCTTTGGACCCGGCCGAACATCCGTGTAGGTGGTAGTGCGGCGTCGTCATGACGTGGCCTCGGCAGAGTGCGAGGCGGCGCGGGTACTCAGTATCTGCGAACGCCCCGGCGGGCCGGATTGGGCCGCCGGGTTCTGTCGCGTAGGGTGCAACTGGCGATACCAGCCGCCAATCTGGCGGCCGAGATCGACGGAAAGCCGAGCCAAGCTCTCGAACTCCGCGAACGAACGGAAGGCGTGAATGCGCTTGCCGAGCAAGAGCCGGAGCTTGAAGCGGTCGAAGGTCACGGCCAGCTCGGCAACCAGCGCCGCCGTTCGGCTCCGTTCGCGCCACGCACGCTTCGGAGTTTGTCGCCAAAAGTATACTTATGGCGACGAACGAACCGGGTTGAGGCTTCCTCGACGTCGACGAGCAAGCGCTCGGCGAGGCGGACGATGGGCGGCGACTGGTTGGTCATGGGCGGTCGATCAGTCCTTTCCCGAGAGGCCGACTACTGACCGGCGACGGGCGACGCGACCGAGCGCACGGCACGCACGCAGGCGTGATCGTGCCGGTTGCCCCAGTACACGCCGCCGTAGTAGAAGTCGACGAGCCACGCGCAGTCGTCGGGGTAGCCCGCAAAGGCCGACGACGACCAGTAGGCCCGCGGCTTCACGTTGCGGAAATACCGGGTGTACGCCGCCGGATTGGCCTCGTCGTAGTTGACGATGCCGCGCAGTTCTTCGCGAGTCGGCAGGCGGCCGGGCGCACCGCAGATGGCCGCAGCGCGGCACGCGGCGTCCGCGTTTGCCCAGTCGCAGGAATCGCGAGTGTCATCGGCGGACCAGATAAGGCCCTGCGCGCGATCGAGCACGAACGGCCAGTCCGCCGCGTCGTCCGGCAGTTCATTGCCGCTGACGTCGAGCTTGACGAAGCCGGTCGGCGGATCGGCGAGTTCGAGGACGGCGGAAACGGGTTCGAGCGCGACGGCCGGGGCGCTATCGCGCTCGGCATGGACGACGATCGCGTCCGGGGTGATGCGAATGGTGATGTTTTCCATAGTGCGCGTTCTCCACTAAGGCTGTTGACTGACGACCACGCACGCGAGCGCGGGGACGTCGAGTTGTACGGACTCTCCGGGCTTGACGGTCACGTCGCGCATGAGCGCTCCGGGCTCGCCGGCCGGCATGTCCGGGCGGTAGACCGACACCGCGAGCGGTTGGCTCGCGGTGGGACCGATGTGCGTAATGCGGACGGCCGTCATGCGGGCACCTTCCTGTCGCGCGCGCCGCCAATCAGCGCCAGCGCTTCGTTGAAGGAATAGACGCGCCGCCAATCGTTTCGCGCGCGCTGATGCGTCAAGTCGGCATTCGTGAGGATGAGGGCGCCCGTGCGCGGCGCGTCATCGCCCGGTGACCAGTCGTCCACGACCTCGGTCAAGCCGAAGTGCTCGCGGAATGCCCCCGCGTACCGAGACTTCCCGCACCCCTGCGGGCCGAAGACGACAACGCTCTTGGTGCTCGTCATGGCGTGTTCCTACCTCGTTCCGACAATCGTCATGAGGCTCGTCTGCTGGCGCACGTCGTCGGCGACCTGCCGAACGAGTTCCAGTTCGAGCCAGCGACGCTCGGGCAGCCGGATGCCGAGCTGCACCGGCTGCCCGGCTTGCTTCGGGACGCGGTACAGGAGGTCCGCCGGCAGGCGGATCGACCCGCTCGCGTCGTCGCTGAGGCTCGCGAACGCCCCCGTGCTCGTGAGCGTCATTGTGCTCACGATTTCGAGGATTTCCGCAGCCGGATGAGACGCGCAGAAACGAGCGAGGTCGCGCAGGCGCAGCGCGAACTGGTCCTGCGCCATCAGCCCTTCCTTATCGAGAGCGACGAGCGCCTCGTAGGCCGGGCTCTTGGTCGGGATCAGCGAGGCGGTGTGGTCGTTCCACGTCGGCTCGTCGCCGTGGTAGTCGATCACCGCGATGGCGAGCGGTTTCGCGGCGCCGACGTCGTCGAGGTTGGGCGTCACGAAGATCGTCGACTGCGGCGTCTTGAAGCGCATCACGTAGGCGACGAAGTCGGCGACGTTGTAGAGCTTCACCTTCTCGCGCACGCGGCGCGGCTTCGCGAGGAACTGTTCGAGATCAGCCAGCTTGTAGCCGTCGGGCACGACGGCGGCCTGACCGGCCTCCACGCTGATGATCTTGATGCCGGCATGGGCCAGCACGTTGTTGATGGCGTCGATCATGGCGTCCTCACTTGCCGACGGGGCCGAGGGCGGCCTCGTCGAACCATTCGATGACGACGCGACCGCGCTCGTCGACGTACTCGACGCGAGCCGTCTTGGCGCCGGAATCGTCGGCGCACAGGCTGCGCACGACGCCGTTGCGGCTGCTGTCGTGAATCACGACGCGCTGCTGCAACGAAAAGGAAAACGGAATTCTCATTGACAAGTCCTCTTGTGGAGAATGCGGCGCGACGGCGCCGCGCCGTTACCGCGCGCCGATGGCGGCGGCGTGTTCTGCGGGAGAGCGTCCGTCGGCACCGTCGACCTCGCGGGGGCCGAACAACTCGCGCTGATCCGGGTCGTCGCGCTGCAACTCGCCGCGGACGCCGAACCAGATCGATTCGTCGGCGTGATCGGCCGGCGGCGGCAGCGTCGACGTGAACGACACGCGCACGTGCAGCTCCTTGTTGGCCCGACCGTGCGGCGAAAGCTGCAAGGTGATGTTCAGCTTGCCTTTCTTGCCGGACTCCTGAACACGCTCGACGAGCTGCGACATCGCCTCGTCCAGCGCGTTGGCGATGACGCCTCCGCGGTGTTCCGCGATGACCTGCGTGACGGTCTTTCCCATAGTGGAAACCTCTGCGTTATGCCGCGTCGAGCGGCGTGTCGGGTTGCTGGTGTCGCAGCTTCTCGGCGCGCAACTTGCCGACGCGAATGCACGTCAGCGTGTTGCCGCCCCAGCGCAGGCCGTACGACTGCGCTGCTCTCGCGTTGGAATCGGTGCAGCCGATCGCCTTGGCGTACTTGGCGATTGCGGTGCAGACCGCTGCGGGATCGATGGAGGGCGACGCGGTTTCCTGCGCCCGAGGGAGCAGGGATCGGAACGCGTCGCGGATGCGCTCGCCGATCACGGGCGGGAAATGGCTACCGAGCACGACGCTCGCGCTCCATCGGTGGCGGGATGTGCGCATGTCGAGCGGCAAACGTCTGCTCGTGCGCCCGTACAACGGCGATTGCTCGCGCCCACGCACGCGCCTCGCGGGCGGAGGAGCCGGCATCCAAGCCTCGCGCCGTGCGTGCAGCGACCAGCTCGCGGAGCGCGTCAAGTGCGGCGTCGCGCTGCCGGCGCGCACTCGCGCCGAAGTCAGCGAACTTGGCGAGCACGGTCAGAGCGACGAGCAGCAGCGCAACGGCGGCTATCATGGGCGCGCTCATGCCGCCTCCTTACGCGAAAGCGCCGGCAAGCTGAGCGGCAACTGCGCCCACTTCTCGCCCCATTCGCGCTCGGCAGCGTCGATGGTCAGATGACGCCCGGTGCTTCGCGCGCACGGCGGACATTCGAGGCGATGGCGTTCGGTATTCTCACCGGGGACCATCGTCGGCTCGCTTGCCGCGCGACCATAGCTCGCGACGTGGCGCGGCGCCCGGCCGCAACCTGCGCACAGCAGGAAGCGGTGAGCCGGGGCCGACAAGATGCGTTTGATCATGTGCGGTGCTCCGAAGAAAGGGCGCCCCGCGACGAGTGAGGCAACGGCCCAGGGGGAAGGCCGCAGGGAGGGGGTTCGTCGCGGGGCGCGTGAACGGACTGCTCGCGATCGATCGATCGCGGCGTATGGAGTTCGACGCGCCGCATTACTGCGGCGCGTCGGATCGCTCCCTCTGCTGCGACCAAGTTCGCGTGCGTTGCCTGCCCGCACTCGAAAACCCCGTCGACAGCGCCGAGTCCGTAGACCTCGTGGTACGCGATGTCGGCCTCGTTGATCGCGGATGCGATCTTTTCAACGGTGCGCGACAGGACGATCGCCAGTACGGGCTTAGTCGTGCTCATGAGGGAGCGATCCGATAGGCCGACTACTGACCGGCGACGGGCGACGCGACCGAGCGCACGGCACGCACGCAGGCGAGAACGTGCCGGAGGTTCCAGAGCACGCCGCCGAGGCTGAAGTTGACGATCCACGCGTAGTCGTCGGGGCCGCCCGCATAGGCCGACGACGACCAGTACCAGTCGTTGCGGGTGTCCGCGGCGAAAATCTCGGGCGTGGCCGGTCCGTGGCGCGACAGGTCGCGCAGGGTTTCGAGCTGCTGAATGCTCGGCAGCGACCAGTCGGCATGCCCGGCGACCTTGCACGCTTTCGCGACCTTGGCGGCCTTGGCCTGAGTCTGTTCGCGAGCGAGGGTGAGCGACCACATGAGGCCCGTCTGCGTGTCTTCGATCGCGACGAACTCCGTGGCTTCGATGGGGAGGCGAGCGCCGTCGGCGCTGATCTTGTGGTAGCGCATGGAATGCTCCGAAAATTGATCGTTTGTGCACATGTGAATGTGCCGAGAGGCCAACTACTGACCGGCGACGGGCGACGCGACCGAGCGCACGGCACGCACGCAGGCGCGATAGTGCCGGTGGTACCAGCGCACGACGCCGTAGTAGAAGTCGACGAGCCACGCGCAGTCGCCGGGGCCGCCCGCACAGGCCGACGACGACCAGTACCAATCCGGCCGGGTATCCGGGAAATACTTGGTGTCGATGGCGGGCTCGTCGCGCGTCCGATCGGGCAGCGTCGCCAGTTCGTCGACCGTCGGCGGGCGCCAGTCGGCGAAGCCGGCCGCGACGCACGCGGTAGCGATCCGTTCGAGTTCGGCCTGCTTGACGTCTTCGGCGAGCGTCGCCGACCACATCAAGCCGGTAACGGTGTCCTCGGTCGCGACGAAGTCCGTCGCGTCGTCGGGGAGGCGAGCGCCATCGGCGCCGATCTTGTAGTAGCGCATGGAAAACTCCTAGTTGGTCGTGCTGGCACAGCCGGACGGCTGGCCGGGAAAGGTGGAATCGTGGATAGGTGAACCGGCGGGCTGGTCGATGGCGACGAAACGGCAGTCGGGCGTGATGCCGAGGGCACCGCCGCGTTCTTCCAACTGTTCTTCGAGGTCGTGGAACGAGCGGTTCCAGAATTCGGCGTCTGCGTCGGCCCGACTGGCGTCGTCACGGAGCTCGTCGACGAGGTCGCTCAAACGCGCCGCTTCGGCGGTGAGCTGGGCATAGGCGATCGCGTCCCAGCGCGCGAGGATCGCGCGGATTTGGCGGACGTCAGGATCGGTCTTGCTGTTCGAGCTCATCGACTTGCCCCCTCGCGCCGAGTGGCGCGACGGGGCAAGTAAAGCATCGCTTTATGATGCTGTCAAGCTATGCTTTATTTCGTGTTTGAAGCGGACTTGCTTTGCAAGTGATCGCATGCTTGGAGGTAAGCTGCCGCTTCACCGGCAAGGTCCCCGGCTTCATTCGTCAAGCGCGTGCTCTCGCTCTCGTTGTTGCGCATGAACGCAAGCATCGAATCGATTGTTCGATCCATGTGTTCAATCAGCTTTTCTCGCGCACGAGAGGGGCAGCCCTCTAACGAAAGTGACGCGGTTTCCCGGCGGATACTCTGTAGCGTGGCGACTGGTCCGGGGAGAGCGATTCGACTGGTGCTTGCGGCGACCTTCACAGCGTCTTGCCAGCGATCGACGTCCCCGCGCAATTTCGCGAGGTCGGTCGCGTTTCTTGCCGCTACTTCGGCGTCCTGCACCTTTGCAACGCGGTCGGCGTACGCGCGCCACGCGAACAGCCCGACCGAGCCGAGCAGCACGAGCCCGGTAACCACTATAGCAATGCGAGTGAGAGCGGATCGAGTCTCGGCGCCGGCCTGCACGGGTCGCGGCGGCGGGCGCGTTCCGAATTTGGAGTAGATCAACCCACAGGCTGGGCATGCCTCTGAGGGCAATCCTGTCGCTGACGTGTTGACGTGATTGCACTTAGGACAAGTTTTGTCCATGCCCGCTACCCCTCCCAGCTACCAATCCATCTGACGCGCCCCAGAACGTTTATTGGATGACGTGGGTCGTCTATCCTACGCGGTTTTGTCCAATTGTGATCGCCTTTCGGATTGTCGCTCTCGAAGTATACGGTGCCGTCAATCACGTTGGCCCGCTTTGCGAATAGTTCACCGCGCCATTCGATGACGAAGACGTCACCGTCACGAGGTTTCGTGTCGCTGGTATCGAACAGCACGGCGTCACCTGCATGAATGCGAGGCTCCATTGAGTCGCCCCTTGCGTAGTAGACGACGAGCTTGTCGGCGTGCAAGCCCTTCCGGCGCAGGCTATCCGCTCGGAACTTCAGGCGATGTGTCTCTGCGTACTCTTGCGCTTCGGACCCGCTTCCGAGAGATACCTGTTGAGCGCTCGCGAGAATGTCGGTCCATTCGATCTCTGGCGGGTCGCGACTAGGGGCTGGTTTTTCCCAATCTCGCAAAAGGAAAAATTCCAGTGGGCGCCCACTAATGTCGGCCAAAGCCCGCAGCTTCTGTCGACTGATTCGACCTGTCGTCTGCCAGCCGGTGATGGCTTGAGCCGACACGCCAACCTTCTCTGCGAACTGCGCCCTCGAGATCGGAAGAGAGTCGAGGGTGGCGCGAACCCGCGCTGCGAGTTCTTCGTTGGTTAGTTCGTCAAGCATTGCTTGATCGTCAGGCTTTGCGCAGGGCGAGGGCAAGCAACCGATGCTTGATGGAAATGTAAAGCTATGCTTTACTGATGGCATGAGCGCTATCGAGCGGGCAATCGAAGTGGTCGGCGGGCAGGCGAAGCTCGCTGTCGAGCTGGGGATTTCGCCTCAGGCGGTTTCGCAGTGGGTGAAGGGGCGTCGCCCCATCCCGCCGGGAAAGTGCATCGCAATCGAAAAGGCTTCCGGAGGGCGGGTTACGCGTAACGACCTGAGGCCCGACGTCTTCGGCGCCTCCGAGGCGGGGGTCGCGGCATGACCAACGACGTGACCCGCGACTTCCTGGGTGGTGCGCTGCCGATCGTCACCCGCTCTTCAAAAAAAGGCGGTCGGTGTCTGCGCATTGTCCGTTTTTCTGTGCTCCGCGCAGCGGAGTCTGGCGCCGAATTCTCCAGTGATGAACGGTACGTCGACGACACCTGGGGCGCCTCGGTGGTCGATTGGGTGTGCGCGGCGCGGGCGCGGTACGTCAATGATTCTTGGGCTGCCGAGGTCGGGCGCTGGCAGCTTGCGCAGCAGATGCAATCGTCTTCGCAAACCGCTCCAACGCCAGCGCACCCGCGTTGTTGTAAGCCGAAGCCGCCGCGTCGGTTGGCGGCTTGGCAAATTCGGCTGCGAACGCGGCTGATAGGTCTTGCCAAGCGCGCTCTAGCGCGACTGGGGCGGGGTGCGTCGCAATGACGATGCCGACTGTTCGCTCTATTGCTGCGATGCGACCTAGCGCCGTACCGATCAGTCGCGCCTGTTCTTCGTCGATTTTCAAGGGAGCCTCTGGATGGTTCTGTGGCGTTGAGCCCGGAGCATGCCGGAGCGCTCTCGACTTTGCATCCTTGTTCACCAATCGCTTTCATCGGTAGCTCGATGGACCACAGGGCCGCGGGTATTCCGCGGCCTCTTTTTTGCCCCGAATTCGTACGTCAACGCTCGTCAATTCCCATGACTCAGCTTGCCCTTACCCCCAAAGGCTCCCCGGTCGTGATCGACCTGGTCGAAATCCAGCGGCAGCCGACCGGCGCCGGTGCTGTCGCGTTGTGCGCATCGAAGTCCGGCCTGCTCGACAAGATCATTGCCGCCGATATCGGCGCGCAGGAATCGGTGTGGTCCCGCGTCAAGAAGGGGGACAACTCCCTGAGCCTTGAACAGCTCGACGCGCTGATGACGCGATGCGGAAACGAAGCGCCGCTGTTCTGGCTGCTCATACGCCGCAACTATGACCCTCGATCGCTGCGCCGTCTCGAAGACGACAAGGATCGGGAGATTCGGGAACTGCGAGAGGAGAACGAGCGATTGCGCCACGAGCGCGCCATCGAAATGCGCCTGCTCCGCGAATGGAGGACCGGATGACGACAGCATCCGATCTGTCGCCGGCAGAACGACGTCGCCAAGCCGACCGCCTCGCGAATGCCGTTGCGCTGTGTGACCGGCAAGCAAGTGCCGACGAGCTGGCAGCGGCAGCGAGCGTATGTTCGACGCCGCCAGACACCGCCGAAACACCACAGCAACCGTTGCCGCTGAGGTTCCCATGATCGACGTCGAGGCGCTTCTGGGTTCGATCGACGTCGTCGACGTTGTGGGGAAACGCATTGACCTGCGTCGAGCTGGCAGTGAGTACGAGGCGTTGTGCCCCTTCCACGACGAGCGTACGCCGTCGTTCACCGTAAGTCAGCAAAAGCAATTTGTTCACTGCTTCGGCTGTGGCTTTCACGGGAACGCGATCCGTTTCGTGATGGCGTATGAATGCCTGCCGTTCCTTGAAGCCTGTGAGCTGCTAGGCGGCGCGGATGTCGCGAGGGCTGTGCGGCGATGTGCGCCGCCTCGCGCAGCGCGAAAGACGTCACGCGAGATATGGGTGCCGGTGATCCCTGTCCCGCAGGACGCGCCCGAGATTCGGAAGGGCGTCGCGATCCGCATCTACAACCCGAAGCGTCATGACCGCCCCGAGCCGCGCCGGTGGTGGAAGCTCACCCCGTCGCGCGCTGACGAGTATCGCGACGCACGCGGCCGGCTGCTCGGGTACGTCCTCCGGGTCGACATGGAGGACGGGAAGATCACGCCGCAGGTTACGTGGTGCGTTGGCCCTGCTGGCGATCAGCGTTGGTGCTTGTGGCCGTTCTCGAAGCCGCGGCCGATATGTGGACTCGACGAGCTTGCCCTTCGTCCGCAAGCGCCGGTGCTGATCGTCGAGGGCGAAAAGTGTCGTGAGGCCGGCAGGGCGGCGCTGCCGATGTACGTCGTCATCTGTTGGCCGGGCGGCACCAAGGGCATGCGGCATGTCGACTGGTCGCCGCTGGCGGGACGCGATGTTGTGCTCTGGCCCGATGCCGACAAGGGAGGGCGGGACGCGATGCTGGGATACATCAATCCGGCCGGCGTACTCGTCGAGGGCATAGCGCAGCGCGCCTTTCGTGAGGGCGCCCGCTCGCTGCGCCTTGTCGACACGGCGTGCCAACCGAAAGGCTGGGATATCTACGACGCGCTGCATGCCGATGGCTGGTCGCCACGGCAGCTCGCGACCTGGGCGCGCTCGCGTGTCGTTGCGCTGGACGTTGCTGTCGACCCCGACAGGAAGGCGGTATGAGCGTGCCGAAAGATCGTATGACCGTGATCGTCGGCGGTAAGGATGACGGCCCGCGCAAGCGGGGTGGTGGCGGGGAAGGTGGCCGGGGCGCTGAAGATTGGAGGACATCGCTCGTCTACTCGCGCGACGGCGATGTGCGCGCGACCGCGCACAATCTCGCACTGATACTTGAGAACGACGCGGTCATGGCGGGGTTGTTTGCGTTCGACGAGTTCGGCAATCGTATCGTCTTGCGGCGCTCGACGCCGTGGGCGGACGCGACGCGAACCGAGTTCGCTGAGGAAGATGCTTTTGAGCTGGCCGCGTGGCTTGCGCATCCCGAACGATACCGCCTGCACGCCAAGAGTTCTGTCGTTGCTGAGGCGATCGAAGCCATTGCGCGCCGGCATCGTTTCCATCCTGTGCGCGAGTATCTCGACCGCCTGAAGTGGGATGGCGCGTCGCGCGTCCCGACGTTGCTCTCGGCCTACTGCGGCGCAGAGGCGACTGACTACACGACGCGCGCCAGCGAGATTCTTTTGTTTTCCGCCGTTGCTCGGGTGCTCGTGCCCGGGGCGAAAGCTGACGTGATGATTGTGCTGGAAGGTGCACAGGGCGCTGGCAAGACGCGCGCCGTGCGAACTCTGTTTGGGACCGACTGGTCTGCCGAGGCAATGGAAAGCCCATCGTCGAAAGATTTCTATCAGTGCTTGGCGGGGCGATGGGGGATTGAGATTGGGGAAATGGAATCATTCACCAAGGCAGAAGTGAACAAAGTAAAGCAAGCCTTGAGCGCTCAGGATGACACCTACCGCCCCTCGTACGGGCGATATGCCCGGAAGTTCCCGCGGCAGTGCGTATTCGTTGGCACAACCAATGACGATCAGTATCTACGGGACGCCACCGGCGCGCGTCGATTCCTGCCGGTTCGCGTAAGCGGGGTGGACGTTAAGCGGCTGGCTGCGGATCGCGATCAGATTTGGGCTGAGGCGTTCCAGCGATATCGCGAGGGCGTTGATTGGTGGACGCTGCCCGCGGGCGCGGCGCAGCAGCAAGACGCGCGATACCTAGCGGACGCATGGTCTGAGCCGATAGAGCGATGGCTCTCGGGTACGCTCAATGCAATGCGGTACCCGGACGACCTAGATTGGCGCGAGCCTGCGCAAGGCGGCGGGATACGCAGCGTGACGATCTCTCAGGTTATGTCGTGGGCTCTCGTGATGGATGTGGGCAAGCACACTCGGCAAGACCAGATGCGCGTTGCGGCTATATTGCGCAGGGCCGGATGGGCGAAGCGCCAATGCCTCATTGGAGGGCGTCGCGCGAACCGCTGGTATCGCCCCGAGAATGAGCAGGAGGGCGATGATGTGCCCTTCTAGTGCAGCACCTGCAACACGTGCAATACCCGGTGCAACACCCCGCAAACGCATGCGGGGCGCGCCCATGCAACACCTGCAACACCTTTTCTTCGCGCACACATTGTCTATCGCTGCGCTGCACTCCATAGGTTTTAAAAAAGGTATTGCAGGTATTGCAGGTATTGCATCCCTTTGTCGCCGCTCGCGATCCGGGTGCAACACCTCCGAATCGACGGTGTTGCGGGTGTTGCATGGTCGGGTCTGTCGGTGGGGGGCGCCGCGTCTCGGCGTGTCCGATCGCGCGGGTCCTCCCCGAGCCTTGGGAATGCGGGCACAAAGAGCGCAGAAACCCTCTAGCGACAGGGGTTTAGCTTTGGTTCGGCATGGTTCGGAGATCGGTGCATGACGTCGGTCAGCACGCCTCCGATCGTCTCGAAAGCCGAATACGCGCGCATGCGCGGCGTGTCCGATGCGTACGTTTCGCGCCTCGGGAAGCGCGGGCGACTGGTGCTCGATGCCGACGGGCGGGTCATCGTGGCGGCGACTGACGCATTGATCGCGCAGACTCGTGATCCGACGCGCGGCGGTGATCGCACAGGCAAGCACGCGGCGGCTGCCGCTGGCGCAAGCGCTGTTCCCGCTGGCGCGACGACCGCGGCCTCGCCGCCGCAGCGGCCCGCTACGCAGTCGATCGCCTCGCTATCGCTGCAAGACGTGATCCGGCTGGAAAAGATCGAGAAGCTGCGCGAGAAGCGGCGTGAGAACGCGCTCGAAGAGGGGCTGCTGTGCCGGCGCGACGAGGTCGAGGCAGAGGCGTTCGCGCGGGCACGCCAAGCGCAGGAAGCGCTCATGGCGATCCCTGACCGGTTGGCGGCGCAGCTCGCGGGCGAGAGCGATCCTGCTGCCGTCTACGCGCTTCTCGAAGCGGAACTGCGGCGTGTGGTCACGACGATCGCAACGTTCGGCGTTGAGGCCGCAGGCGACGACACAGGCGGTGCGCCGTGACGTTGCTGCATGTGCCGGAAATCGACCTGGGCGACTTCGCGTTGGCGGATGGCCGCGTGAGCTGCGCTGGCGCGTGGGTGCGCGGCTGGACGATCGCACCCCCGATGACGGTCAGCGAATGGGCGGATCAGCATCGCAAGCTGTCGCGTACGTCGAGCCCGGAGCCGGGTGACTGGTGCACCGATCGCACGCCGTACCTGCGCGAGATCATGGACTGCCTCTCGGCGCATTCTCCGGTGCGGGAGGTTGCGCTGATGAAGTCCACGCAGGTCGGCGGCACGGAAGTGCTGCTGAACTGGTATGGCTACATCGTGCACTTCGCGCCCGGCCCGACGATGGCAATCCTGCCAACGGTCGACACCGGCGAGCGCTGGTCCAAGCAACGGTTCGCGCCGATGATCGCGGAAATGCCGGTGCTATCGGAAAAGATCGCACCCGCCCGATCGCGCGACAGCGGCAATACCACGCTGCTGAAGGAATTCCCCGGCGGCATCATCATCATCAGCGGCGCGAACAGCACGGCGAGCCTGCGCTCGAACCCGATCAAGAATCTGGGCCGGGACGAGATCGACGAGTATGAGTCGGACCTCGACGAACAGGGCAGCGTGCTGGAACTCACCGATCGCCGCACGGCGAACTTCATGCGCCGCAAGGTGGCTGACGTCAGCACGCCGACCATCAAGGGCGCGAGCAACATCGAGGCGAAGTGGCTCGAAGGCGACCAGCGGCACTACACGATGCCGTGCCCGCACTGCGGCGGCGACCTCGTGTTCCGCATCGAGCAGCTTACGGACGACGGACTGTATCTTTGTGAACATGGAGATTGCGGCAAGCTGATTGCCGAACACCACAAGCCTGCGATGCTGAAGTGGGGCAGGTGGGTGCCGACGCACCCGGAGCGCACGAAGCGCAGCTATCACCTGAACGCGTTGTACTCGCCGATCGGCCTCGGCTATAGCTGGCTCGAAATCGCCGAGAAGCGCTCCGCAGCACGCAAGAATCCGGACCTGCAGGTCACGTTCGACAATACGATTCTTGGCCTGCCCCATGACGTTGGCGGCCAGAAGCTAGACCTCGACGAGCTGAAACAGCGCGCAGGCAAGTGGGTTCGTCGCACGATTCCGCGTGGAGCACTCGTGCTCACCGTTGGCATCGACGTGCAGCACAATCGCTGGTCCGTCGTGACGTGCGCATGGGGGCGCAACGAGCGCTGCTGGATCATCGACTGGGTCGAGCTGCCGGGCGACCCGACATGCGAAAAGGACTGGGATGTGTTGGATGCGGTATTCGAGCCGATCGTGAACAGTGCCGGCGTCGCCATGAAACCGCAGTGTGTCGCGATCGACTCCGGCAACTGGACACACGAGGTCTACAACTGGGTGCGGCGCAAGCAACACCTGGGCGTCATCGCGGTCAAGGGCTCGAAGAATTCGATCGCGCCGCTGGTGGGCCGGCCGACGCCGCAGGACGTGAACTTTCGCGGCAAGGTCATCAAGCACGGCGTGATGCTCTGGACTGTCGGTGTCAACGCCGCAAAATCGACGCTGATGCAGCGCCTGTCGAACGACTTCGGCCGTGAGATTGACGAGCAGCGGTTCCAGTTCCCGGCCGACCTGCCCGAAGAGTTTTATCCGCAGCTTGTCTCTGAGGTCTATCACCCCACACTGAAGCGCTGGGTCAAGCGCAGCGGCGTGCGCAATGAAGCGTTGGACGGCGTCGTGTACGCATACGCCGCGGCCTGCCATCCGACCGTGCGCGTCCACGTCAAGCGCGACAAGGATTGGGCGCGCCTTGAAGAAAAACTAGAACCTGCAACAGCCGATATGTTCGCGCCGCCCTCCGGAGAGATTCCACGTGAAACAACGCCAAGCAAAACAAGCGACACCCCCGCCACCAGCCAGCCCAGCCCAAGGCGCGCTGCTCGACCCCGCCGGGCCAGCGGCGGCTTCGCCACGAACTGGTAGCGTGGTTATCGAGGACGACATCGTGGCGGACATCCTCGGCCGTGTTGCCGCAACTGCGGCACTGCCCCCCGATGTCGTCGAGCGGATCGACCGCGACGTTCGGCGAGACTGGGGTGGAGAGCGCCCGTACATCGCGCGAGTAGGCGAAGTGCCCGCTCGAAACATCCGTTCGGCACGGGATGAGCGGGTTCGTGCCGACTACATGCGAGGCGAGCGTGTGGTTCTTTTAGCCCGACGGTATGGAATTTCAAAGCGGTCAATTCAGCGTATCTTGGAAAATAAGTAGCGTTTAGGTGTAGTAGAAAAATCAGCAAGTTAGACCGGTCAAAATTACGGAAACAGGTTTAGATTCCGCGCCATTTCTTTGTCTTACCGTGTCGCGGTGACGCGGGCATCATTCGTTGCATGGTCGAAGATGCAGCGAAAATTCCAACGCGGGTCACGGCGGGCGACACGATCGAATGGTCGCGCGTGCTGCCGAAGTATCGGGCGGCCGACGGATGGTCGCTCGGCTATACGCTGGTCGGCAGCGTCGCGAGCTATTCGATCACCGCCGCGTCGGACGATGACGGTTTCGCGGTCAGCGTGTCCGCGGGGATGTCTGCCGCATGGCAGCCCGGCACGTACCGTGTCGTCGAGTACGTCACCAACGGCGATCGACGCCACACGCTGAGCGCATGCGACGTCGTCGTCGCGCCGAATCTGGCTGCCGCAACGACGGGCATCGACACGCGCACGCACGCACGCAAGGTGCTCGACAACATCAATGCGTGGCTCGAACGGAAGGCCCCCGCCGTTGCCTCGTGGCAGCTTGGCGACCGGCAACTACAGCACTACCCGCTTACCGAACTGCTCACGCTCCGTGATCACTACGCAGCGATCGTCGCGCGCGAGGAAGGTTCGCGCAGCGCCCGCATCTTGACGAGACTGTAGTGCTCGGCCTGCGCAAAACGTCGCCGTCGTCGCGCGCCCAAGAGCTGGGCGCGGAGATTGACCGCGTACGCGCGACACGCCGTCTGCCGCCCCGCGGCGGGATGCGCAAATTCGACGCGGCTGTCGTCGACCGCTTGACCGCCTCGTGGCTGGCGACCGGGGCGGCGATCGATCAGGAACTGCGTGGACAGCTCGACCTCTTGCGCGCGCGTTCGCGCGACATGTTCAAGAACAATCCGTACGCCGCGAAGTTCGGCCGGATGTTCCGCAACAACATCGTCGGTGCCGAGGGTTTCACGCTACAGGTTCGCGTCGTCGATGTCGGCGACAAGCCGGACACGGCAGCCAATCGCGCGATCGAGGCGGCGTTCTGGCGCTGGTCGCGACCGGAGAATTGCGACGTCACCGGCCGCCGCAGCTTCCCCGACATGGTGCGCGGCGCCGTGACTGCGCTCGCGCGCGATGGCGAGTTCCTGTTTCGCAAGGTGCGTGGCACCGGTCGCGGCGAGTTCTCGTACCAGCTCCAATCGCTCGACGTTTCACGCCTCGACACGACACTGAACCGCGAGGCCGCGGCCGGACAGAACGCGATCGTGATGGGCGTCGAACTCGACCCGTACCGCCGGCCTGTTGCCTACCACATCTGGACCGCGCCCGCCGCGTCGGGCCGGCTATCGCGCGAGCGAGAGCGCGTGCCCGCGGCCGAAATCATTCACCAGTTCATTCCGATGGAGGATGAACAGACGCGTGGCGTTCCGCTGATGCACGCCGCCATGCGCATGGTGAACGACCTGCATGGATACCGCGAGGCGGCCGTCATCGCGGCGCGCATTGGTGCGTCGAAGATGGGCTTCTACAAACAGCCCGAGGGCGCGGGCGGGCCGGACGCTGACGATGCCGACGATGATGGCAACCTGATTCGGCAGGCGTCGCCCGGCGAGTTCGAGGTTATGCCGGCCGGCTATGAGTTCCAGACCTTCGATCCGACCTATCCGCATGACCAGTTCGACGCCTTCTGCAAGGCCGCCCTCCGCGGCATCGCGAGCGGCGTCGGCGTCGCCTATCACACGCTCGCAAACGATTTGGAGGGTGTGAATTATTCCAGTATTCGCGCCGGTGTGCTCGACGAGCGTGAGGAATGGATGGCGATTCAGAACTGGCTCACGAGCGCCTTGCTCACACCGGTGTACGAGGAGTGGATCGAAACCGCGCTGCTCGCGGGCGCAATCAAACTGCCGAACGGCGCCGCGCTGCCGGCATCGAAACTTTTCAAGTTTCGTCAACACGCGTGGCAGGGCCGGCGGTGGGCGTGGGTCGATCCGCTCAAAGATATTCAGGCGAGCGCGCTCGCGATCGACCGCGCACTCGCCAGTCCGCAGCAGATCGCCGCGCAGTCGGGCCGCGACGTCGAAGACATTCTGGACGACATCGCCGCGTTCCAGGCGCTTGTTGCCGCGAAGGGTGTCGTGCTCGGCACCGCCGCGACGGCGCAGCAGAAACTGAAAAACGAAACCGAACCGGTCGACGAGTAGGAGGCGCCGTGCCTGACATCATCATCCCCGAACAGCTAAGACCCGGCGCGAAGGCGCGGCGAGATTCGCGCGACATGCAGATCGAGGTCGTGCGGGGCTCGGTCGACGAGGCAGCTCGAACCGTGGAGTTGGCGTTTTCGAGCGAGACGCCGGTCGCCCTGTGGTGGGGCGTCGAAATCCTCGACCACAAGAGCAGCAGCATCCGACTCGATCGCCTCAAGCGCTCGGGGCCAGTGCTCATGGATCACGACCGCACGGACCACGTCGCCGTGATCGAGTCGGTGCAGATCGGTTCGGACAAGGTTGGCCGGGCCGTGGTGCGCTTTGGGAAAAGCGCGCGCGCCAGCGAAGTGTTTCAGGACGTGATCGATGGGATTCGAGGCAACGTTTCCGTCGCGTATTGGATTTACGACGCGATCCTCGAATCCGAAAAGGACGGCGTCGGCACGTATCGCGTGACCGACTGGGAACCCTATGAAATCAGCTTGGTCAGCGTGCCGGCCGACATCGAAGTCGGTGTCGGCCGTAGCGCTGCGTCGCAAACCCGAACCGAGGATGCCGCAATGCCCGAAGTCACGAACCCCCCGGCGCCGCCGGTCAACACCATCGAACACGAACGCAAAGGTCAGGAAGCCGAGCGCAAGCGCAGTTCCGACATCATGGCGATTGCCACGCAGTACGCGAAGTTCGGTCTCGACGAACTCGCCCGCGAGGCCGTGACGACGGGCATGAGCGTCGACGAGTTCCGCGCGAGGGCGATGGAAAAACTCACTGCCGCTCCGAAACCGACTGCCGAAATCGGCATGTCGAAAGCCGAGGTCAAGCGCTACAGTCTGCTCCGCGCCCTGAACTACCTCGCCAATCCGACCGACGCGCGCGCCCGCAAGGCGGCAGAGTTCGAGATCGAATGCGGCGCCGCCGCCGCGGAGCGCGCCTCGAAGCCGCCGCGAGGCATTCTCGTGCCGTTCGACATCCTGAGCGCTCAGCGCGATCTCACCAAGGGCACGGCGACGGCCGGCGGCCACACGGTCGCGACCATCCTCGAATCCGGCAGCTTCATCGACATGCTGCGCAATTCGATGGTCATCGACCGCATGGGCGCGCGCATGCTGACCGGCCTCGTCGGCAACATCGCGATCCCGCGCCAGACCGGCGGCGCCACGGCGTACTGGGTCACGGAATCGAACGCCCCGACCGAGAGCCAGCAGGCGTTCGACCAGGTGGCGATGTCGCCGAAGACGGTCGGCGCGTACACCGACATCAGCCGCAAGTTGCTGCTTCAATCGTCGATCGACGCCGAAGGGTTCGTGCAGACCGATCTCGCGAAAACGCTCGGTCTGGCGATTCAGGCCGCAGGCATCAAGGGCGGCGGCTCGAACGAGCCGGTCGGCGTTCTCGGCACGGTCGGCATCGGCGATGTCGCGGGCGGTACGAACGGACTGGCGCCGACGTGGCAGCACATCATCGACCTCGAAACCGACGTGTCGGTGGCGAACGCGGACATCGGCACGCTGGGCTACCTCACGAACGCGAAGGTGCGCGGCAAGCTCAAGGGCACGCAGAAGTTCGCGAGCAGCAACGGCGCGCCGGTGTGGGGCGAGGGCGATACGCCGCTGAACGGCTACTCGGCGGGCGTGACCAACGCCGTGCCGAGCAATCTCGACAAGGGCACCAGCACGGGCGTGTGCTCGGCGATCGTGTTCGGCAACTGGGCCGATCTCATCATCGGCATGTGGGGCGGCCTCGACCTGTTCGTCGATCCCTACACCCACAGCACGTCGGGCACCGTCCGCATCGTCACCCTGCAGGACGTCGACGTTGCCGTGCGCCACGCCGAATCGTTCAGCGCGATGCTCGATGCGCTGACGCAGTAACGCAACCGGCGCCGCCGACGTTGCGCGTCGGCGGCGCTTCCAGTCGGGAGCAACAATGTCCAATGATCCACAGGTTGCCGAACGGCGCCGCGCGTTCGAGCGGCGCTTGCAGTCGGTGTTGCTGACGGGCGCGCTGGTGCTCATTGGCTGGATGGCGCGCACGCTGGTCGAGGTCGACAAGCGAACCGCCGTTATCGACGAGCGCGTCGCGAGCATGGACGTTCAGTTGTCGACAACGTATCGCGTCGGCGATGCGGCACGCGACAAGGCCGATGCGGTGCGCCGGTTCGAGGCGATCGAGCGTCGCATGCGCGAGTTCGAGAGAGTGACCGGCATCGCGGCGGGTGCGCCGTGGCAGTGAATCCGCGCACCGTGACGGGCTTTGCGGCGGCAGTGCTCGCGCTGGCGACGCCGCTGGTCGCGTACGTCGAGGGCTACGTGCCGCGCACGTATGCGGACCCGATCGGCATCCCGACCATCTGCTACGGGCATACCGGCGCAGACGTCATCGACGGGCGGACAGCGACTCGGGACGAATGCGAAGCGCTGCTGCACGGCGATCTCGCCATCGCGCTGTCAGCCGTGCAGCGCTGTGTCGTTGTCCGCTTGGCGCCGCACGAGGCGGCGGCACTGGTGTCGTTTACGTACAACGTCGGCGGCAAGGCGCTGTGCCAATCGACGCTCGCGCGCAAAGCGAACGCCGGGGCGAAGCCGTCGGAGTGGTGCGCCGAACTCGATCGGTGGGTGTATGCGAGCGGCGTGCGGCTCGCCGGCCTCGTCAAGCGGCGCGCACTCGAACGCTCGCTCTGTGAAAAGGGGAAAACATGATCCTCGACAAGCTGCCGCTCTATCTCTGCGTCGTTCTCGGCGCGCTGCTCGTCGGCGTCGGCGGCTACGCGTGGTATGTCGGCGGTAAGCGTGACGCGTTGCAGATCGACCTCGACGCATTGACGCGCGAGCGCAACGCCATCAACGACGACGTGCGCACGTGCAAGGCCGCCAACAATGGATGGGAGGTCACGGTCGATACGGTGCAGGGCGCATTGAAGCTATGCGTCGGCGAGCGCGACGACGCGGCCGACGCCGGTCGCCGGGCCGCGGCGGATGCTCGCGACAAGCAAGCGCGCCTGTTGACGGAGCGTGCTGCGTGGCAGCGCCATTTCGACGCTGCCCGTGCCGACCACGACTGCGCTCGAACTCTGGAGGCGAAGCTATGCCCTTCCGTCCTGCCGTACTGATCGCGTTCGCGACACTGCTGTCCGCCTGCCAGTGGGCCGCGAGGCCCGAGCCGCGCGAGTGCTTCGGCTCGGTTCCGGTGGCGGTGAAGGTGCCATGGATGCAGTTCGCTCCGATGCCGAGCGAGTTCACCGACCCGCTGCCGAAAGAGCAGCCCGCGAACGACACGTGTGGCGAAGCGGTGCGTGTTGCTCATGTTCGTGGCGAAACCGTGGACATGTGCAACGACCATCGTGCACGCGTTCGCGCGCTTGGCCAGCGCGAGAGCGAGCCATGACCGACCAAGACGACTTGCTGGCCGACTTCTATGAGGGCGCGTTCGATGCTTTCGGCGCGGCCGGCATGTCCTATCGCGCGGTGTATCAGAGCGACGAGGGCGCGGACCCGGTGTCGTGCACGGTGTTGTCGAGCCGTGACCTGCAATCGCTCGGCGAGTTCGCGCGCGTCAGCGCGGCACGTGCCGAGTTCGGCATGCGGAAAGCCGAGGTCGGGACGCCGGTCGAGGGCGCTATCGTGACGATCGGTGCGATGTCGTACGTCCTCGAATCGCTGGTGAGCGACGACGAGGCATATGCACGCTGGGTGGTCGGCCGTGGCTGAGCCCTTCACGATGCAGACGGTCAGCGTCATTGCCGCGTCGCTGGCGGTCATTCAGGGTGCTGCGCCGTATCACACGGATGCCGGCAGTCGCGTCGATACCGAGCTGCGCGAGTTCGGGGAGGCCGACGCCTTTCCGCGCGTCGTGGTCGTTGAAACCGACTTCTCGATTTCGTCGCGATCGGCGGCCAGCGTCATCGGCGATCAGACCGTCATGTGCGAGGGATACATCCCAGCCAAGCGTCGAGACGCCGAGTCCGTCGCACACCGTCTCCGCGCCGACCTGCTGCGGGCGCTGAACAAGGTCTCGCCCGGCGCATTCGCCAATATCCCGGCTGCGCTGGGCGTCGTCAACAAGCTGGAACTCGGTCCCGAAAGCGCGATACGTCGTCGCGTCGATGGGCTCGACTATGTGGTGGTGCAGGTGAGTTGCAAGCTCACGTGTGCCGTTTACGCGTAGCCCCTCCGGGGCGCAAACAACGAGGTGCAACATGAGTGGTCTTTTGTGCTCCGGCAACGTCCGCATCGCCTACGTCGACGCCGACGGCGTGCCGACCGGCGGGTTCATCGGCGTGGTCAATCCGGTGAAACTGTCCATCAACGTTCCCGACCCCGACGCCAAGACGCGCCAGTCGAAGATGAACGACTCGTACGGTCAGGCGCTCGATCAGATTTTCCAGCCGAAGCCGACCGAGATCGAGTTCTCGACCGACGACGTCGGCGATCAGGAAGTGCTCGGCTGGGCCGTCAACGGCACGCCCGCGAACTTTACGCAGGCGTCGGCAACGGTGACGCCGACGGCGTACACGGCGCACAAGGGCCAGTGGATTCGCCTGCCGCATCGGAGCATCAGTGCGGTGACCGTGACCGACAACGCCGGCGCGACGACGTACGTCGCGGGCACGGACTACCTCGTCGACGCCGCCGCCGGAATGATCAAAATCACCGAGGCCGGCGCGATCGTCGACGCCAGCCTGCCGAAGATCAACTACACCGCGGCAGCGCTCACCGGAAAGAAGGTCAGCGTCGGCACGCGCTCGAGCTTGCAGGTCTGCATCGAAGGCGACATGCGCAATCTCGCGACCGGCAAGATGATTCACGTCAACGTGGCGAAGGCGAAGCTCTCGCCGTCCGGCGGCCTCGACCTGCTCGGCAGCGAGTTCCTCGTCGCCGCGCTCAAGGGCACTGCCCTGTCGATCGCGGGCGCGCCGGTGGCCGAAATCACCTTGCTCGATTCCTGAGCGTAATCGGCGGGGCGGACAATGTCGCCCCGCCGCTCTATCTGGGCGGCGCATGAGCTTTTCCATCCAAGGCCTCGACGATCTCGAACGCTCCTATCGCAAGGCCGCGGCGCTGATGGCACGCGCCGAGGTCCGCGCGGTGCGGCGCAGCGGTGTTTCGGTTGTCGCGCAACAGGCGCGCGCCATCGCGCAGGTCGTCAACCTGAAAGTGTCCACGATAAAGAAAAGTATACGAACGGTGCAGCAGCCGTCGGCGGACCAGCCCCGCGTCACCTTCGAGGTCCGAGGCGAAGGTATTGCCTTGCGCGAGTTTGGTGCGCGGCAGACGGGCAAGGGCGTGTCCGTTCTGGTGCTGCGCGCGAGCGGTCGCAAGATCGTGGCTGACGCGTTCATGGCCCGCGGCTACGGCAACAATCTGCAAGTCTTCCGGCGCACAGGCGGTGCCAAGCGCGTGATGAAGGCGGGCCGCTATACCGGCAAGTTGCGCGAGCCCATCGAAAAACTTTACGGCCCGGACGTTCTGAGTCAGTACGTGAAGGACGCCATTCAACAGGCTGGCGCGGACGCATGGAATACACGGCTACCGATCGAGCTTGAACACGAGTGTGATCGAGCGCTCTCCGAAGCCGGATTGATCTAAGGAGCACACATGGCGAATCGCATCGTCCAGGCGGTCTACGACCTGAAGGACAACGTCGTCGGCAAGCTGCGGAATATCGGCGACGCCCTGCGCGGGCACAAGGCTGAATCCGACCGCACGACGGCGGCCGTCAACCGCAACAACGATCGCCTGTCGGCGTCGTACGCGGCGTCGGCCGAAGGTATCGCGAAATTCCGAAACGCGATCGTGGCACTGGGCGCGTTCGTCGGGCTGTCGCGCGTCAAAGACGAGCTGGTCGCGGTCCTCGAAACCGGCGAGCGTTTCGACGATCTCGATAAGGTGCTGGCGACCGCGTTCGGCGGCGTCGAGGAAGGGCAGATAGCGCTCGAACGCCTGGCGGAGTTCGCGAAGGGCGTGCCGAACGCGCTCGAAGACATCGCGAAGGAGGCGATCAAGCTGCGCGAGGGCGGATTCGATCCGTTCGATGGCACGCTACAAGCGCTGATCGACAATCAGCAGGCACTCGACAAATCGACCGAAGAGCTGTCGTCGACCGTCGAAACGCTCAGCAAAGCCAACATCAAGGGCGAGCTGAGCATGAAGGCGATCGTGAGCCTGACGCAGCAGGGCATCCCGGTGTTCGAGCTGTTGGCGCGCGCGACCGGCATGAGCGAGGAGCGGCTACGGCGACTCGCTGAAACCGGGCAGCTCGGCAAGGAATCGATTCGTCAGCTCGTAACGGAAATCGGCAAGCTGCGTGCCGGCGCGGCCGAGGGTGAACTGGGCGACCTCGACGGCCAGTTGCAAAAGATTCGCGACACCGCGAATCGGTTTCTCGCGGACATCGCTCGATCCGGCGCGCTCGACTTTTTTCGCTCCGAGCTGGAACGACTCAACGCCTCGGTCAGCGAGGCAGCCGAGAGCGGCAAGCTACAGCAGGTTGCGCAGAACATCTCGAATGGAATCGTCGCAACGGCGAAGGCGATCGGCTCGGCAATAAAATTTGTATACGACTATAGCGGCGCGTTGCTCGCGCTCGGCAAGGTCTACGCGGCGATCAAGGTCACATCTTTCGTGGTCAGCCTCGCCGCGGTGGCGCAACGCATGGCGGCGTCGCTCGCGGCGACGGTGGCGCTGACGGCCGCGACGTCGGCGTCTGGCGCGGCGGCAGCGGCGGGTGCGGCTGGCTTCGGACTTCTCGGGCGCGCCCTCGTTGCCGTGACGGCCGCGTTGCGACTGAACCCGTTGCTTGCCGCGGTGGCCGCCGCGGCGGCCGTGACGTCGGGGTTGATCGTCGAACTCGTCGGCGTGCTGGGTGAGTACGTTGAAACGCAGCGAGCCGCTAAACAGGCAGACGAGGAAGCCGCCGAAGCAAAGCGGGCTCTCTCAGAAAAGATCGCCGCGATGACGGCGGAGAATCGGCGTTTTGCGGACACGGCGGTTCTGACGACCGAGCAGGTCCGAGAGCAGACTGCAAAACAACTCGCACAGTACCAGCAACAGTTGTCTGGCGCGATCAGGTTCTATCAGGCATTGCGCACGGAGGCCAAGTATGCGAACGATGCTGCCGGCTTTGCAGGCGCAACGGAAAAAATAGCACAGTATACAAGAGCGCTTGAGGCGGCCCAGTTGGCCGCGCAGACCGCCGGCAGCGCATTGAGCGACAAGGTGAGTCCGGCGGCTCGGCAGGTCGCGGATTCATTCGCTGGTGCGGCCGACAACGCCGCCGCCGTGGCCGATCAGCTCGGCGAGCTGTTTAAGGATTTCGATCAGCTCAAAGCGTCGGATTCGCTCGGCGATGTTGCGCTTGGCCTTGTTGACGTAGCGCGAGAATCGAGGCTTGCCGGTCTGGCGGTTCGCGAGGGGTTGGCTGGCGAGCTGCGCAAGCTGAGCGGTGAGGATATCCAGCGGTTCCAGTCGGCGGCACAGGGTGCGTTCCTGCAATTCCGGGTCAGCGCGGCCGACGCCGACGTGATCTTGCGCACGACGTTGCTGGTGTCGCTGGAAAAGCTCGGGGTGGCGCCGAGCAAGTTCGGCATGGGCATGAGCGCCGCCGGTCGCGATTCCGTCGCGGCGTTCACGGCGATCACGCAGAACGCGTTGGCGACCGCCAACCAGATCGAGGCGGCGTTCACGGCGGCGACGAAGTCCGCCAATACGACGGCCGATCTCGAAGCGCTCGGCAAGGCACTGAAGGGGGCGGCCGACGAGGGGCGCATCGGGTTCGAGCAAACCGAGCGCGCGATGCTATCGCTGAAGAACCGTCTTCGCGAGCTGCGCGCCGAAACCGACCCGCTGGCCGACCAGTTCTCGAAACTCGGCATCCGATCGCAAGCGTCGTTGAACGATGCGCGCGATGCCGCTCGCGACGCATTCGAGGCTGTCGTAAACGGCGCACGCCGGGGCTTGGCGGCGCAGGAAGATATCCGGCGCGCGTTCGAGGCGTACGCGCGTGCCGCGCGTGACGCTGCGGCGCAGTCGACGCAGGCGGTTCGCGATCAGGTCGAGGCGCAGCTACAGGCCCGTGCAACGGCGCTGGGCCTGACGGATGTGTTGAAGTCCATGGGCTCGGCCGGTTCGCAGGCCGGCGCCGATACGGCCGCCGCGGCGAACGATGCCGCCGCCGCTCTCGGCAACCTCAAGGGCGCCGCGGACGATGCTGCCGACAGCGCATCGGACCTTTCGGACAGCGGCTCGCGCGCGGCCGACGCTCTCGACAATGTCGCCAGTAGCGGCGCCGATGCCGCGTTTGCGCTAGGCGACGTCAGCAAAGCGTTTGCGGACGCAGCCAACGGCGCAGCCGGCCTCGATCGCATTGCGTTCGCGGAGCTGACCCGTCAGCGGCAGGCCGCCGACGATCTGCTGCGGTCGTTGCAGCAACAGAACTCAGCTTACGACGAGCAGGCGCAGCGTATCGAGGCGTTGCGGAACCAGTTCACCTACCTGGGCGACGAGGCGTTGCGCCGCCTCGCAGACGAGCAGCGCGCGCTCGACGAGAACATCCGCCGACGCGACGAGGAAGCGCAGCGACGCAAGCAAGAGCAGTCGCAGGGCAACGGCAGCGCGTCGGCCTCGGGCGGCGGGGTGGCGCGCGTTGAGCTTGTGCACAAGGTCGAGGCACAGGGCGGGCACTCCATGACCCAGGTCGAGTTCGACGCGCTGCTGCGGAATGCCGGACAGTCTGGAAAGCTTGGTCGCTACTTTGCCGACAGCCTGCGCGATGCGATGCGCAACGCCGGCTATAGCGGCGGGAGATAGGGATGCCCTCGACCTTCCTCGGCGACATCGAACTGCCCGGCGATCTCGAATGGACCGACGAGTATCGGTGGTCCCCGGTGGGGCAGCAGGTTTCACGGACGCTCACCGGAGCGCTCGTCATTCAGGCGAGCGCAATGCAAGCCGGGCGGCCGATCACGCTCGAAGCTAAGGGCGATAACCACGTATGGCTCGCCAAGAGCGTCATCGACGAACTGCGGACTGTGCTCGCCCCACCCGGTGCAACGCTGACGCTTACCCTCGTCGACGGGCGCACGTTCACGGTTACGGGGCGTCACCACGAGGCGGTGCCGTTCGAGGCGGAACAGGTGATGTTCATGGCGACCGCTGACACCGGCCTGCGAGACATGTTGCCGTACACGCTGATCCTGCGATTGATGCAGATATAAAAGGAAAAATATACATGACGATTCTGTCGGTAAACCTGAAGCTCAGGCAGTCGGAGCGGATGACCGATTTCGCGGACGGCGGCGGGCGCATGTCGGCCGTCGAGATCGTCGACGGCGTGGTGAACAACGTATTCGCCGACCGTTCCGATCTCGACGCGATCGTGGGGCGCGTGAGTCTCCGGAAGATTTTCACGCAGATCGCGACGGCCAACACCGACACGTTCCTTGGCGCGTTCGTCTTCCTGACCGATCCGCCCGCCGACCCGCTGGTCCACGTGATTGCGTTCGACACGGCAAGTCCGACAGACGAGCGTGTCGCGGCGCAGCGCTATATCGAGAACTACCGGCTGCCGGGCACCAAGACGCAGTTCACGCTGTACGGCCGCCACCTTGCCGGCCAGCAGACGTTGCAGGTTTTTTGCCGCGAGAACATCGCGAGCCCGGACATCGGGGACGTGCTGCTGCTCTCGATCGAGCAGAGCGGGTACCCCGCGAATCAGCAGGCGGTCAAGGTTCAGGAGGTCACGAGTCGCATCAATATCACGTTCGAGGACGAGAGTGGCGAATTCAAGCGCGACGTGCTCGTCATTCGCATATCGGCGCCCTTGCAGTTCGAGTTTCCGGGTGTTGAAGACCCGAGGCGTTACACAATCCTGAACGCGTCGCCGACGGTCGTTCGCGCAACGCAGGTCGCCGACAGCGCGCGGTACTACTCCGTCAAGCCGTGTACCGTGGCGCCGCAGGTGGGTGACTTGGTCGTGCAGGTGGCCGATCCGTATTTGCCGATCGTGCCGAGCACGCAGGCTGAAACGGCGCTGACCGACGTTCTGGCGGGGCTTGGGACGTTCGCGATGGTGCAGAGCGGTGCCGCCGCGACGCTTACCTACAGCGAGTCGATCACGGCGGCGCCGGGCGTCACGGCCACGCGATATTTCGGCACGCCTTACACGCGGCGGTCACTGAACCTCACGGTCGGCGGCGTCGCTCTGCGAGACAACGGCAACGGCGATATCGTGCCCGTCGACCCCGCGAGCACCGGCTGGGGCGGCGTGGCGGACTATTCGACGGGCGCGTTCTCGGTCAGCCGGGACATCGGTTTTACGGGCTCTGTCGTGGCGACCGCGACGCCGGCCGGTGGCGTGCTGCAGCAGGGCTTCAGCCAGACGCTGTCGATCACCGGGGCGAACCGTCAGCAGTCCTACGTGATCCAGCTCCCGTCGCGGCCGGCACCGGGCACGGCCGTGCTCGACTATCGCGCGCTCGGTAAATGGATTCGTCTCGCGGACAACGGTGCGGGCCAGCTCGCGGGCAATGCGGGCGAGGGCAGTGCGACCATTAACTACGCAACGGGCACCGTCGCGGCGACGCTCGGCGCGCTACCGGATGTCGACACGGCGCTGATCGCGTCGTGGGGCGTCGACGTGCGCGCGCGGAACTCGTCCGGCGAGATCACGATTCCGACTCCGAAGTACCGGCAACAGCTCAATCACACGGGCATCGTTCCCGGCACGTTGACGATGTCGTGGCTGTCGGGCGGCGTCGCGAAATCGGCGACCGCCGCGGCGTCGGGGGCGATCAGCGGCGATGCCGCGGGCACTGTCGACCACGCCGCCGGCATCGTGGAGTTCACGACCTCGGCACTGCCGGATGCCAACATCAGCTATTCGCATAGTCATGTGCCGACCGACAAGATGCACATGGAAACATTTACGCCCACACCGGCGGGCGGGGCGGTGTCGTTCACGCTTGCGCATCCGGCAGCCGAGCACACGGTATGGGCCGAGTGGAACATTACCTACACCGCGGACGCCGCATTGGCTGGCGTGCAGGGATCAGTCAGCATCAGTGCCGTCGACGACGGCGTCGGCGGCTGGCTGGCCGGCTTTCCCGGCACGAACGCCATCAACTACGGGACCGGCGCGATCGTGCTGACCGTCGAGTCGGACATCCCTGCGTGGATTCCGCAGTACGCGACGCGGCAGAACGAGACGACCGGCGGCACCTGTATGTACGTTTCCGGCTACACGCTCGGCGACACGGGGGCCAAGTTCGAGGGCGGGACGCCGCTCGTCGTTCGCTACATTGAACAAGGCGCGTCCGTGACGGCGACCAGCGAAGGACATCCGCTGCCGGCCATTCGTATTTACCTCGGCGACGGCGCGGCCGGCCCGACAGTGCCCGGCTCGTTGCGGTTTTCGTTCCGCGGCAGAACCTATGTCGATCGCGGGGGCTCGCTCGTCTACGGCGTGTCGGCGTCGACGAACGCTGGCACAGTCGGCGGCACGTTCGACTACACCACGAACACGGCAACGGTGACGGAGATCGGCGCCGGCACGAGCAACGCCGTATCGATCGGGTCCATGCTGACGAGGTACATCGAGCCGTCGGTGAACGGCGTGATGTTCCGTACCCCCGGCGCACCGCTCAAAGCTGGGTCGTTCACAGTGCGCGCGACGACCATGTCGGGCACGACGCTGACCGGGGCGGCCGACATCAACGGCAATATCACGGGATCGCTGGTCAAGGGGAAGGTGGACTGGCAGTCCGGGCTCACCGAGCTGGTATTCGGCGCGCTCGTCACGGCAGCGGGCAACGAGGGGGCGCCGTGGTATCGGCCGGAGTACGTGGTCGGCGGCCAGATTTGGAAGCCCGAGCCGATCGATCCCGCCACCATCTTTTTCGGAACGGTCGTCTTTCGCGCCATCCCGCTGAATCCGGCGATTCTCGGCCTCGACCCGGTGCGCCTGCCGGATGACGGGCGCGTGCTGGTCTATCGGCCGGGCGATCTTGTCGTCGTGCACCACACGGCCGTGACGTCGGTCGCCGCGCCCGTGGCCGGCTCGACAACGAACCTCGGGCGGGGACGCCTCGCGTTCGCGGAAGTCTACGACTCCACCGGCACGGCGGTGCTCGATACATGGTTTACCGTCGACCTGACCGCGGGCGTGTTGACCTGGACGAATCCGCTCAATCTCAGCGCCTACACGACGCCGATTCTCATCAGGCATCGCATCGAAGATGCCGTGTTGTGCGCGGACGTGCAGATCACCGGCGAGCTGTCGCTGCAGCGCGCGATCAGCCACGCATTCCCGGCCGGCACCTTGGTGTCGAGCGCGATACAGGTCGGCGACCTCAAGGCGCGCGCGCATAATCTGTTCGATCAGCAGACGTACCAGCCGGGCGTGTGGTCGGACGATCTCGTGGGCGCGCCGGCCGGCGCCACCTACAACGACGTCAACTATCCGATCGCGGTGGAAAACGATAGCGCGATCGACGAGCGATGGGCGGTGGTGTTCAGCGCGCCGACGGTCGTCGCCGTGATTGGCGAGACAGTCGGGCAGATTTTCTCGGGCTCGATCACGAGCGACATCGCGCCGACGAATCCGGTTTCGGGCAAGCCGTACTTCACGATCGATGCGGACGGCTGGGGAAGCGGTTGGGCGGCGCAGAACGTGTTCCGCTTCAACACTGTATCGGCGACCGAGCCGACGTGGCTCGCGCGCGTAACCCTGCCCGGCGAGATCACGGTCGAAGACGACCAGGTCCGGTTCCAAGTCTACGGCAACGCGCACTGAGGGCACCATGAGTATCGGACGCATCTACGCTCACACGGACACCGGCGCGCCCGTTCTCACGGGACAGCAGGGTGCGCTCAAGGATTTGCTGAAAAAGGTACTTGTGGGAACCGCCGGCGTCGCGTACGGGACTGGCGGCAACCAAAAGCCGTCGCTGGGCTGGTCGATCGAATACGAATCGACCGACAAGGCAGTTTTCAAGGGTGAGCTCACGTCGACGCAAATGCTCCTGCGCATCGACGACAGTGGCAGCGACGCGGGCTCGTACCGCGAAGCGCTTGTTGTTGGGTGCGAGTCTGCGACCAGTGTCGACGCGTTGACCGATCGGTTCCCGACGACGGCCCAGTTGTCGACGGGTATCGTCTGGCGGAAAAGCCAGAACCTGAACTCGACGGCTGTGCCGTGGTGGTTGTGGGGTGACGGCCGGACGTTTCATCTCATGGTCAACTACTACGGGGGTAACTTCGCATCGTTGTACGGGTTCGGCGATTTTCATTCGGCGAAAGCAGGCGACATGTTCAATTGCATGATCTACGGCGGAACGTCGATCAACAATGCCGGTTCGATTCCGGATTCGTTGCACATGGTCTCAATCGGCGCGGTTGGAACATCGTCGAACTCGGCGTCCTATGCGGCTCGCTCGTACGACCAGATCGCGAAAAGCGTTGCGCTTGGACATGTCACTGCATGGGCAGGAAACGTCACGCCGGGACTTCTCTCCGGTGCGCCGGCATACCCGGCCGCGATCGTGAGCGGCTTGCTGACCACGCCGATCTTTGTCCACCAAATCAACATGCCGCGTGGACGTCTGCGTGGTATCCACGCGCCATTGCACTCTTCGGGCTTGACGCCGTGGAGTCCGATCACCGGCGTGTCTGGCATGCCCGGTGCGACACTCACGCCGTCGGCGGCATACAACAACGGCGGGTCGGGCATTGTCATCGCCGAGACTGGCGCGGAACTGACCTGATGGCCGGATTTGCATTCAACGCGCGCCTCAACGGCGGCGGCGCTTACTGGAACGGACCGGGATACATCGCTGGCGAGGCGCCCGACGGACTGGTGACGGTCAACACGGCACCAGCGCAACGCTACGTCTATGCCGTTGATCGCGCGTCGCGCGTCGTCATCGGCGCGACGTGGTCGGCGGCGAACGGCACGTATCGCATCGACAATCTCAATCCCGCAGCGCTCGTCGATGTCGTCGCCCGCGACTACACCGGGACGTACAACGATGCGATCGTGTCGCGGGTGAGCCCGGCGCCTTACTGATGCCGTATACCCCGCCGCTCGGCAATGCGGTTGCATTGCGACTTGAGGGCGCATACTCGGCGCCGGCAGGCAACCTCGTCGCGCTCGCGTTGCGCGACCCTGGGCCGCCTTTGCCGCCGGTCGTACGCTACGCCGCGCGTGCGTTCGCCGCGCCTTGGGCGGTAGCGGGTCAGCGCCAGCGCTCGTCGCGACTGCGGCTCGGAACTGGCGCATCCGTCGAGCGCGCGACCGTGTTGCGCTGGTCGTACGGCGACGTGACGCGTCGCGATGTCGACATGCCGCTATCGATCGCCCCATCGCAGCAACGATCGGCGCGGGCGCCTTGGGGGCGCGGCGCGAACATAACGCGCGCCTCATCGGTTGGCTGGGAGCGCATCGAGCGCAGCGCGGCGGGGGCGTCCCTCCCGTGGTCGAGGCCGGGCGTTCTCAGCCATGCCGCCGAGGTTCATTGGTCGGCGCCGCCGCCTCTGCCGCGCTCTGCCGCCATGGCGTGGTCGATGCCGGCCACGCTCGGGCGCGACATTGGTACTGCGTGGCTCGCGCCCGAATCTCGACGTCGCCGCTGGTGGTTGCCGTGGGAGCGCGCGCGACGCGTGCGGTGGCAGTTCACCGGCCCCGGCGTCGATCCGCCGGAGCCACCAGAGCCGCCGCACTACACGCCGCCGCCGGGCAACCACGTACGGCTCAATCTGACGTGTCCGCAGCTCTCTCACGAGAGCCCGAATGTCGCCGTACCTCTCGGCCCGGCGGCGTGCTACTGGGCGTGGCCGAGGCAGAGGACTTATATGATTCTGAACACCGCCACGGTCGTTCGCTTGCCCGAACGAACGCCGATCGACGTCCAGTCGATCACCATGCGCGCAAGCGTCGACGATGTCGTGTGGGCGTTTACCTTCTCGCTCGCGAATCCCGCGCACCTTGCGCTACTGCTCGCCGATGCCGGCGGCCCGAAGGTCGTCGAGATCACGGTGAATGGATATGTGTGGACGGCGCTGGTCGAGGGCTACAGCCAAGATCGCCAGTTCCCCGGCCGGTTGGTCAGCTTGAGCGGCCGAAGCCAATGCGCGCTGCTCGATGCGCCGTACGCGCCGGCTCGCTCCAAGGTGCAGAACGAGGAGCGGCAGGCGCAGCAACTGGTCGACGAGGAATTGAGCCTCACCGGTTTCACGGCGGCGTACGATACGCTGACCTGGCTAGTTCCCGGCGGCACGTGGCACTACGACGGAAAGACACCGATCGCCGCAGTGCGCGACATCGCTGCCGCCGCAGGCGCGATCGCGCAGAGCGATGCCTGGGACAAGGTGATTCGTATCGCACCGCGCTATCCCGTCAGCCCGTGGGATTGGCCGACGAGCGCGCCCGACCGACAGATTCAGGACGACATCATCTTGCGCGATCAGATGCGGATCGCGAGCAAGCCCTTTTACGACTATGTGCTCGTGAGCGGCGAACAGACCGGCGTCAGCGACCCTATTCTGCGCGCCGGCAGCGCTGGCGAAGTGCGTGCGCCGATGGTCGTCGACCCGCTCGTTACGACGCACCCCGTCGCTCTCGAACGCGGGCGCAACGTGCTGGCCGATCGAGGCGAGCAGGCGACCGTCGACGTGACCATCCCGCTGTTTCCGACTGGCGCGGCCGGGCAGCCGGGCCTCGTGCTGCCGTTGCATTTGGTCGAGATCGTCGAGCCGACGCCGTGGAAGGGGCTCGCTGTCGCGGTCGAGGTGCAGGTGCAGGTATCGAGCGGCGCGCTCGTCGTCGAGCACACGGTGACCGTAGAGAGGCATTTCAGCGATGCGAACTAACCTGTGGACCGACATCGTCGGAATCATCCCGTCCGGCCGCTACGTCAAGGGCAACGTGATCGCGATCAACGTCGACGGCAGCGTGACCGTCGCGACCTCCGACGGGGCTACAATTCGCGCCCGGCCGCTGCCCGGACAGGTCTGGACGACGGGTGCTGGCGTGTTCGTGCAGGATGGGCGCGTGGTCGATCAGGCGCCCGAGTTGCCGGGCGTGACGCAGTACGTCTAG